TTAATGTTTAGCGTGCTGATTGTCTTTGACGTCCCCGCCTTAACCGCCAGGTATCCGCTGTTTACGGTTGCTGTTGTAATCGTGCCCGTGGCCCTGTCGTCCACGCTGGCCCCGTCCACCAGCAGCGTGGTAATGGCCGCCTGTTCCCCGGTCCGCAGCGTGCCCCCGTAGCCGTTCGCCGTTGTTATATTGGCACGCGTGTTTATTGTCCCGCCGTAGGTTGTCACGGTCGTTACCGTACAGCCGGCCCCTAGTGTCACAGTCCCACCGCTGACGCGGACAGCTGCGGCTGTGGCTGTGGTACCCATGAATCCAGCCAGCGCCACGCTGCCGCTGCTGACCACCAGGGCAGCCAGGTTGCTGCCTATTAAATACAGGCCAAACGTTCCCACGCTGGTGGATGCAGCACTCCCGTGGATAGTGGCAGTTATGTTGCTGGCCTCCAGGTCAATGTATGCTTTCCCGCTGCCCTCGAATTCGAAACTAGTGCACGTTATTTCCAGGTCCGCTGTGCTGGTGCCGATGGTGCCTGTGTAACCTTCCTCTACTATAAAATCACCCAGGGAAACGCCAGACAGGCCCGCAAGGTTGCTACTCATTGCGGTATTGAATCCAGCCACCAGCCGCACGTTGTCGCTGGCTGTTGGCACCCCGCTGGGCGTCCAATTCGTGGCGTCTGTCACGTCGCCATCTGTGCCCGTGTTGCCGTTCCAGTATTTGTCAGCCATTGTGCTCTCCTGTTTTTATGCGTCAGCAAACCCGTCCATAATATCTAGTTTCAGGTCGCCCCAGTCTGCTTCTGTGTAGATGGCATATTCCAGCCATACAGCTGTCCTGCCTAGAATGTCGCCCTTCAGTGTCTGCCCTGCCCCGTTCAACAGCACAGGTTCGCTGATTGCCTGGCCGGTGTTGTCTTTAATATTGACGTTGCCTGGCCGCATTCCCGCGCCCTTGTCGTAATCGTCATGGGCTGCGTCCTCCTCTGGGGTCGTCTGCCTGGTCAATCCCCGGTCTAGTATTTTTGGGCGCCATGGGTGGTCCTCCATGTCGAATAGCCCAGGCTCTATATGTATTTCATAGGTCACGCGGTAGAACGACAGGCCGCCTAGTAGCGCTGGAGTTCCTGAAATACTCATCATTTTTCCCCAGTGGGCTGGGATTAGGACATCGAAACCAGGTGCCAGAACCCTGATATCTGTTCCATTGATTGTGTCCTGATACCACCAGATATCATTTACCGGGAATTCTTTATGATTCCGGGTAATTCTTAAATTGATCCTGGCATGATCCCGCTCGACTGGTGGATCAAACGGCACGCCCACGCTGTTGCAAACCGGCGCCCGCTTTTGTAGCCATTTATCAATGTCAGCAGGCAGGCCATTCAGCGGCTGTATCAATTCGCCTGCAATGCCACCGTTCGGGGTTTTAAGTCCGATGTTCGGTTTCTGTTGTACGTTGCCGGCAGCTCTGCCCCACCACTGGCCGGCGTAGACCGCCTGGGTTACGGGTTCCTTCATATGTACCAGGCTGACCTGTACACTGGTGGCGGCCAGCATAGGGTCATCAGTAGGCTGGCCAGCCTTGTCCAGCATGGGCGGGTTATCTTCTGGCTGGTTGTCCTTGGGTGACAGGCTGGCCCGTGGACCGTACGCGCAGGTAACCTCCCACAAATTCCCGCCAACCGATTTAGGTGATACAGAATTACAGAATGCCTGCTGGTCTATGTCGTTTCCGAATTCGTAGAAATCCCCGATGGCTGGAATTTTCACGCCAGCCACATTGCCACCAGCCACCACCTGCGGACCGTCCAGCCGGTCATCTGTTTCAACCAGGAAAACCACAGTGAAATCGATTTTTGCACCGATAGTGACAACGCCAGCAATGGTCTGTACTCTGGCCGTTCCCGGTTTCATGCTTGCGGACCAGCCGTCATGTTTCACGGTTACGCTTGTAACTGTCATATGTTCGCCACCTGTGGCTCTTGTTCGTTCTGGATATCGTCGCGGACCCCGTTTAGTATCCGGTTCGTTTCTTTTGCCTGGGCCAGCTCCTGTTCTGCAATTTTGGTCTGTTTTTCCTGTTCCCTGTTTGCTTTTTGGATAGCAGAGAAACCAGCGCTGCTGCCCATTGTTACCGCACTGATTGGGCTGGCTGCTTCGATCTTCCGCTGGTTTGCTTTCTTCTGGTCTGCGATAGCACCCTGGACCGCCCTGCTATATGTTTCCCAGGTTATGGCCCCGGCCCTGACCAGCTGATCCAGGTGTTTCATTCTGTCCTGGAATTTTTCCATCGGTGTCTTAAACTGCTCCGTTACGTGGGCGCCGGCTTTTGCAAGGTCCTCCTGTGCCTTTGCTGCATCATCCACAGCGGCGGTATGGTCCTCTATTGTTTCGGTTAGGTGGCTTGTACTTGCTGCGCTTTGGTTTGTAATTTCGTCTGCTTCTTTTACATGGGACGAAAACGCGCCCATGCCAGCCGCCAGGGCAGTTGCGCCCGCCGCCAGCTGTGCCCACCCAAACGGACCGCTCATGGCGAGTAGTGCCATTTTTGCGAGCGTGGCAGCGATCAGGCCAGACTTATAAAGTAATAAGGCACCCACTATTGCCATGATCAGCGGGACCGCAACCTTCATATTGACGCCCATGCTTTTCAGGGCATCTACTACGTTGCGCATGAATTTGGCCACGCCCTGGATGATTCCCGCAAGGACCTCAAACGCCGGCGCCAGTAATGTCGTCAGCTGCACGAATACCCCTTTGAAAGCCTGTTTCATTTCCAGGATAGCGTCATTTGCATCCTCTACCGCCTTTGCGTCTGTGTCGCTAATCTTGCCGTGGAGCTTGTCAAAATCTGCCGCCTGTGCCCTGATAGCCGCGCTGCCGCCTTCAAACATGTTAATTAGGTCCACGCCACTCCTGCCGAACAGCTTATAGGCCGCGTCCGCTTTCTGGGCTGGGTCCTCTATGCCCCTGATAGCGTCTGCCATTGTTAAGAATTGCTCATGGGGTGACATCGCCGCCAGACGGGTAACGTCGATACCCAGCTGCTTTAGGACTGTACTCGCTTCTCCTGTTCCCCTGGCCGCGTCCTGGATCCCCACCACCATTCTGGTCAGGCCGGTATTCATCTGGGTAACGCCAACTCCTGCCAGCCCTGCGCTGTGGTTCAGCTGGAGAATCTGCTGGGTGGTCATCCCCAGGGTTCTGGCTTTCTTGCTTGCCTCATCTATCTCGGACATTGCTGTAGTCAATCCGCTGATAACTTTAGCTACGCCAAAGATTGCAGCAGCAGCGCCGGCCGCTTTCAGGGCCAGCGCTTTAAGTCCGCCCCCTGCTGACTTTGCCTGATTGCCAAACTTGTTGAGTTTACCCTTTGCCCGCGCCAGGTCCTTTTCCAGCTTCTGGGTTCTGGCTGTTACGTTTATTGCGATTTCCGCTATTGTTGCCATAGAGCGCCGCCAGTTTCTGTTCCGCGTCTTTTAGTTTGCTGCGTTTCTTTTCTGTGCTGTCCAGGTCGAATTTTGGCAGCCAGTCCTCTGGCTGTGTCAGTTCGCTACGCTTGCTTGCTGTCGTGTTTTGCATGACAGCAGCCAGGAGCGCCGTGTGCTGCCAGGGTTCTCCAAAGGGTTCCAGTATGTAATAGGCCCACCATTCTGTTATCTGCTCCGGTGTCACCAGGTCCAGCATGGCATCCACATTTACATGGCCCAGCGCTAGGGCCAGTCTCATGCAGAAGATTCGTCGAGCTGGACCCTGTCTGAGTTTTTTACCGCTGTTTCAATGTCTCCCTCGTCAAAACCACAATGGACTCGGCAGGCATCATATAGCCTGGCAACTACCAGCCCGTCCAGGTCTGCCAGTTCGTCCACGTCCCCGCTGTTCATTAGCGGCTTACCGTCCTTATCCACCAGGCACAGGCAGACCAGACGCCGGCTGGCATCCAGCAGCCTGTTTTTATTTACCTTCCCGTTCCGGCCCAGCAGCTGCGTTTCATAGCTTGCCTTTTCTCTTTCTGTTAGGGACTGGATCCTAAAAGCCATGCCAAGTTCCTCCACGTTCACATCCTTGAACCTGCGCTGGCACAGCTTTAATATGTCATTCCGGTTCGCTATCTTCCCCATTGTCTTCCCCTTCATCAAAAACAGGTTCTGCAATTTCTTCCAGGTCCGGCACCATTGTTACCGTCTGCTGGCCGATGGCCTGCATAACGTGGGCTGCGATAGCGTCCTGGGTGGTTTCATCCAGGACAACTATCAGCTGAATACAGCCGCCCACGTGCTTGCTGCAATAGCCCACCATGATTCCATCCAGCCGTATACAATGCTGGTCTGGCACCAGTGGCACCAGCTCCCCGTCCACCATCTGCCTGGCTGGGTGTTCGTCGAGTGTGATAGTCATTAGGACCCCGCCGTATAGGTTGGCCCAGTCTTCCCGTCCCACTGGATGCTCATGCTGCCCGTCATTAATTCGCCGTTGCTGACATCCGGCCCGCTTGCTTCAACCAGCCCGCCGCTGCCTGCCAGGGTAGCATTCGTGGTTTCCCCGGTTTTCAGTGGGAATGTTACAGTGACGGTTTCAGCCACAGCGCTGATAGGTGGAAACGTGCTCGCCGATTGATCCCAAAAGAACTCAATTTCAAAATCGCCTGGCTCGATCAGGTCATCAAAGACATAGGTTTTTTCGCCGCTGGTGCCCAGGTGGCTGTCCTCCAGCGCTTCCCGGCTCTGGGTGGTGCCACCGATACTAATAACGCTGCCAGTCCATCCAGACGTACCAAACGTGATCGTAGTGCCTGTTCCTGTATCTGCCATTTTCTAGTTCCTTTTCTAAAACGTGGGTACTGACTCGGTGTGCGTTATGGACCAGTCCAGGGTTACGCGGTATACACCGTCATCCCCGCCATCATTTGGCACCTGGTAGCCCTCCAGCTTGTTTTGTAGTTGCAGCCCTCTGATAGTTTCACTGCCTATGGTGCCTGTAAATCCATGCAGGGCTGACCTGATATCTTCCCCGGTATTGTTCGCCGCCAGGTGGGTGTCCGCGTATACGTCCACCTGTAGCAGCGCTGTGGCCATGCCAGCAGCCCCGCCTATTGCGTCATCACTGGTGCTGCTGACCAGCTGGTAAACGATGGCCGGCAGCGTGGCATCCTGCGGCATGGCCCTGGGGAAAATGCGTGTTCCCACATCAGCTGCCACAGCGCTATCTGCTGCCAGCCTGGTCCTGATTGCTTTGCCTATGTCGCTCATTTAACTTTTCCAGCTTCAATGTAATTCTGCGCATGTTCAGGCCAGGTAGGTCTGCCTGTAGGATTCCTCTGCAACTATCTTTTTCATCACGCCACGGAATACGCCCAGCACAACGTCCTCTTGCTGGTGGGCTGCTCGCCTGAGAAACGACCTGGCCGGCTGGTATCGCGTGCCGTATTCAACAAACCCGCCATAATAGTATTCCCCCTTGAATAGATCCTTCCCTGTCACAATCCGAACGCCAACAATGTGGGCAGTTTTCCTGCTCCGCTTTAATCCCCTTATCTTGATACTTTTCCCCAGCCTGCCGCTGTCCTTCGGTACCATTGCCTGGGCTGCTGTTACCACGTGCTTGGCTGCTTTCCTCATGGCCTTTCGCATTAGTTTTTTCTGTACTGTGCCAGGCAGCTTTTTAAGTTTCGCGTCAACCTCTTTAATGCCTGTCACCTGCCAGACAGACTGGCCGATTGTCATGGCACCGCCACGCCCAAAGTCTAGATGCTGAAAACCGCCAGGCTGTACCATCTATTCATCCTCCCGGCAGTACAACCACAGGGTCCTGTGGTAGTTGTCGCGCCGCTGTACGTTCTGGATATTCAGGGTCCTGGTAGCTGCCCCGTCTGTGTACTGGATCCGCATTTTGGCCGTGGGGAATGTTCCGCTTCTGGGTTCTCTTATAATCACCACAGCCGTTACAAAATCCTGTACCTGGTCACCGCGTATTGTTTCCCCGCCGCCCTTTTCCACCACCTGGCCGTCCATTGTCCTGGCCGTGGACCAGGTGCTGATCAGCTGGCCGCCAGCGTCTGCCGCTTCTGCTTCTGTCTGGATGGCTATTCGGCGCCGCAGCTGTCCTGCCCTGACCATTTAGACCCCCTGCCCGTAACAGGTGAAACTATCGCCCAGCTTGTAGGGCGCCAGCAGGCTGTCCACCGCCATCGGCAGCACCGTCGCACCAGGGCCAACTAGTACAGCTTCCCTGTTCTCAAACAGGTGCCCCACCAGCAGCAGGATGGCCTGCTTAATTGCCTGGGGTACATCGCTGCCCGCGTCCCCGTAGCCGCATATAAACCGGATCTGCACAGCGTCCCGCACCTGCCTGGCACTGGGCCAGGTCTTGTCGTAGGCCGGTGTAATGCTGCCAGGATCCCGCTTGATACTGACGATGTAATCAGACGCGGTAATTGTGGCACCCGCGCCTGCTGTGTCTGTGTACGTGATAGCAGATACGCTTTGCAGCTGGCCCTTGGGCATGTGAAGTATCCGCGTGCCTGGTGGGAATTTATCCAGGGTAAGATCGTAGGTGGCCGTTATCAGCTGCCGCCCGGTTTCCGCTTCAACCTTCTGCCTGGCCGCTATCACCAGGTTATCCAGAATGGTGTCATAATATGTCTCGTCCAGGTTCAAGTGGCTCCTGCATTCAGCCGTTGTCAGCGGTTCTGCCGCTGGTGCTGTCTGCAAGTCCAGGCCGTAATCAATTACGCTTGTCATTTTTTGCCCTTGCCCCTGGCCTTTGCTGGCTTTCGCATGGCCGATTCTGGCGTGCCTGCCCCGCGTCCTTGCAGGACAGGCTCCGCCAGCTTTCGGTCAATTAGTCGCTGGCCCTCATCCTCTGGGATCTCTATCACTTCCCCGGCTTCATTGCTGCCGGTTAGCGATACTCGCCCCGTTAAAAGTCGGACCTTCAACTATCTGCCCCCGGTGTTATGCCTGGGTCAATTTCTTGATCGGACCTGTGCCCGCATCAATCACTCGCCCGTCATGGCGACTAAACGCCACAAAACCGGTTTGGTCGTTGTCCCGGTACCGTTCCTCTAATCGGAACATCCGAACGGATCCGGCATCCCGGACCACATACTTGCTCATGGCGCCGACCAGAACGGTAACATTCCCAGTTGCCAGGGCTGGCATGTCGTTATTCACGACAACCGGCTTGCCAAGCAATCTGTCTGGCTCGCTGTCCTGGAGTCCAGGCTGCCAGAGATACTGGTCATTGGCGTCCTTTAGCTTACGGATGTAAAGGATGATATCGTCATGCATCATCCATCCAAAACTAGGATCGTTGCGGTAGGCAGGATCCACGCTGTGATACAGCTCAATCAGTTCATCTGCGGTAATGGCCGCTGCCCCGGCAGCTGTCACGCCAGCAGACGCGCCAACAGTGATACCCTGGGGCTGGCTGCTGCCAGTACCAGTGGTGAAATGCTGGGCAGTAATTCTGCCAAGGCGCTCACCTAACATACTGCCGACTTCCTGGGCCAGCGAGAAGGCCGAGTCCGACATCAGTTCCGCAGATATTAAAACTGAATCTGACGAATACTTATAGCTTGAGATTGTAACGCTGCCGAACGTTACAGCGGTTTCTGTAATCGCTGCGTTTTCAGCTAACAGCCGGCCAACGTTGCCGGTATCATTCACTGACGCCCAGGGCATGTCATTGCCGGTAGACGTTCTTAGGATCCTGGCAACGCGCCGCGGACCGCCAAACGCCAGCAGGGACCTTTCCAGCTCATTTACAAATCCCTCTGGCACCGTGTAACCGCCAGCGCTGTCAGTTCCTACTGACTGTGCCCGCGTTTCCAGGCTGCGCCCGAAACCGTTGTGGCGATAGCCAGCTGGATTCTGTTGCAACTGGACGTCAAAACTGGGGCTTTTGTAGTCAATACCTACCTGCCGGCATGCGCTCTGGTGCCGTTCTTCAATATCGAGCCCGTTCTGATAACGTGCCCAAGCCTGGAACGCCAGGTTGTGGGTTTCGCTCGTTACGGGTTCTTCACCAGCACGCTGGGCCTTGAAACTGGCAACGTCCCTGGCCTGGGAAACTTCAGACAAACGCGCTGCAACGTCCAGACGTTCCTTTTCCGCTTCCATTTCGGATACGGTTTCGTCATAGCTGGTGTTCACAGCGTCCCAGGTTTCCCGGTCCTCTGCTGACCAGTTTTCCTGGTTGTCTGCAAGTTCCTTGATTTTTGCTGATAATTCGCTGCGCTGTTCTTGCAGCTTTTTGATAGCGTCTGACATTTGTTGTTCCTTGTCGGTATTGCCGGCAGGAACAAAAAAGTATCTGCCGGCAGGGTAATTGATCCCCGCAGATAACAGATACTTGCATTACGCTTTCAGCTGTTTCGATTTGTACCGTTTACTGGCTTGCGCTTTCAGCCGGCACAGTTGTTATTGTTCACAGGTGGCCTGCAATTGCAACAACGTTATCCCAGGCCCAGCGCCACCAGCCTGGCCCGCACGTCAACCGCTTCCTGGCCCTTGCGTGTTTCATCCAGCCAGGCCCACAGCGCCGTTTCCGCTTCTTTTACGTTTTCGGCTGTCCGCAGGCCGGTACTCGTGGACCCGTATGCTGGAAAAGTAACCGGTCCCAGATCGAACAAGTTGACGCTGCGCAGTTCCCTGACAGTCTGGTCCCCGTCTTTACGGATTTCCGCGCCGCCGTCTGCCACTTTAAAACTGAAACTGCTGCCAGTAACGTCCCCGCGTCCTATGCTGGTGGCCACGTCCCGGCCCAGCTGGGTGTCTGGGAGCAGAATATCGTACCGCAGGCCGATAGAATCGGCAGATAACGTCATGGTCCCGGCCCCGGTCCTCCCCAGCACCTGGTTAGGATCGTGATTAAACAGGCCGCGCACGTCCTGTTCTGTTTCCAGGGCACTATCGAACGCGCCTGGCATGATCCGTTCAACGTAATTGTCCAGCAGTTCAAATTCTGTGCCAGGGTCGTCTGACCTGTGATAGACCGCCGCGTAGCCGGTAATGACCGGCTGGCCGTCCTGGTCCCTGACCTCTACCGCCATGCTGTTTGGGAATTGTTTTGCCATCGGTTTATATTCCTTCTTCCAGGGTGTTTAGGATTTCTGCCGGGAGGTCCAGCCGCAGCTGGTCCGCAGCTTCAACGATAGTATTCTTTAGATCCGCTTCTGTGGTTGTCTCCAGCAGGCTGTCCAGCTTTGGTCTTAGGTGGTCGTAGATAGACATTAATGCCTCAATGGCAAACGGCTCTGTACATTGTCCACGAACAGCAGCATAGGCTACCGCTGCGGTTGATAGATGGACCGCGGCCTGGTCTGCTGTGTTAGCCTCCAGCCCGCTGTCAATCCAGGTCACAAACCGGCTGGCCTTTTTACGCTTTACGTTCCTGGTCACGCTGTCCAGGATCCCGCCCACAGCTGCCGCCATCTGTTGCAGCAGGACCGCCCGCGTAGCGTCCAGCGCTTCCGGCTCTGCTTCTGGCTCTGGATCCGCTGGTGGATCCTCTGCCGGCGCCGTTTCTTCCCCTGCCACTGTCATATTCAGTGGCCGCAGGTAGACCCCACCCAGACCGTCTGGACGTGGATTCATATTCTGCATTGCCCGGAATTCGTCTGGTGACAGAACGCCCATTTCTATACCCATGCGTCCTACCGTGTACTTTGTCATGGTGTCCGCTTGTATCAGGGCATCCACGTTATGCTCAATATAGTGTTGGCCGGCAGCCTGCTGGTCTGTGGTTAGCAGTTTCATCCAGCATTCACTGGCAATCGTTTGCAGCCAGACCGCCAGGCAGCTGTCCAGATAGCTGCGGTTCTCTTGCTCCAGGCTGCTGTAACTGGTGCGGCTGTCATCTCCCAGCTTGTGGGGTGGCAGGTTAAACCACCTGGCAACGTCCTTCACCTGCTCGGCTCTGCTCTGTGTCATCTGTGCCTGGTCTGGTGCAAACTGCCCCGCGTGGAATTTAGCACCGTCCCGCAGGATCACAGTCTTAAACGCATTGTCTACCGCTTCATAGGTTTTCCGGTAGCCTATCTCCAGATTATCGGCTGCGGTTTTCGTCATCCCGGGTGGGACCTCTAGAATCCCCCCGATCCTGGCACCATGCTGGAAAAACCTGCTGGCAAACTTGTTTTGGGCCAGGCCCAGGGCAAAGCTATTGCGTGCCTGGTGGATCAGCTCACAATCGGCATCCCCTTTGATGCTGATATGTTCCAGGTGGAGTATTTCGCTATCAAAGAAACTAACCAGGCTGCCGCCTACCTCGCTCACGTAATAGGTGCTGCCGTCCTCGCGGATCTGTGGCTGGGTCCGATCAGGCAGCAGCGGCAGCAGCTCCAGCGGCTGGCCGTTGGGATCCTTCATAATCAGGGCATAGGCATTTCCCCACAGCAGGGAATGCGTCATCATCCGGCGCCAGAACTTGAACGCGGACATTTTCCCGCTGGCTTTCCACCTGACCAGCTGCTGGGCTGGGTGGGCCTGGTCGATTTCCCGCCCACGTTCTCCCAGGTCCGGCCGGCGCCGGTAGACGTTTAGCGGTAGCTTTGCAACGTCGCCAGATATCAGGCTGACAGCCTGCCAGACGGCTGCCAGGCCGAGCGCCCGCTTAGGGCTGACGCTTTCCCCGGTATCTGCTTTGTAATCCCCGAATACCTCATTCCAGACCTCTGGGCTGCCCAGGGGAATGTTCGGATTCTCCAGGCTGCGGTTCTCGTCCCCGGTGTCGATCATCATGTTATTGTCAGGCATTACATTAGCTCCAGCTGGTTATCTTCGTAATAGTTGTAGGTTGGCTCCGCGTCTGCTGCCTGTGCCCTGCCCAGGGCCATAATCGCAGCAACTATGCCGTCAATTTTCTTGGGGTCATCATGCGCCGGCTTTACTGGCCGCTTGTTTGCGTTGTTGTCCTGCTTGACCTGCACGTGGCCGGCTTGCCAGTCCATGATTGGGTGCCCGCCATGCCGCAGCTGCTTTCCTATCACCAGCCGTTCAAATTCGGCAGTAGGTCCTGCAAACGCCATAACCGTCTGCCGGAATGCTGACCGTGGGACCCCGCTCTCGTTTTCCAGCCGCTGGGTCAATTCTTCTGCATAGCAAGGATCGAAAACCAGTTCCTGCACGTTGTACAGCTGGGCCAGGTCCGCTATCCGCTGTTCCACGTAGGAATAATCCACCACGTTCCCTGGCGTGGTTTCCAGATAGCCCTGCTCTGCCCAGTTCATGTATGACGCCAGGTGGTTGTTAGCCTTTGCCGTTTCCTCTGGCAGCCAGAAAAATGGCAGTAGCGTGTATGTCTCCAGTTCATAGTCTGGGAAAACACAAACAGCTGACGTCATATCCCTGGTACGTGACAGGTCCAGGCCAATAAAGCAGGGCTGGCCCTCGAGCGCCGCCAGGTCCAGGTCCACCTTGCAGCTGTTCCAGTCGTCTGTTTTTAACCAGATGTTCTGTGCTGCACTCCAGACGTTAAGCCTGTACTGTTTCCACCGCTGGAAGTCCGAAATACTGCGGCTGGCCCGCTGGTGGCTGGTTTCGAATTCGCCCGCCTTGATAGTCACGCCCCAGGATGGGTTCGCTGCTTTCCAGATGGCCGGCTTGCTGTAGTCTGCATCTGACAGGCCGGCTGGCGCCGCGTATTCCACAAACAGGAATGAATCATCATCAATCATTCCCTCGTTAACCGCTTTGCCATAATCCCATTGCCGCTTGCCATAGGACTGGGGATTATTTCCCGCCGTGCTGACTTCAAACTGGATCGGCTCTGCCCTGCTGGCGCCCATATATTCCAGGACCGCAGCCAGCCGGCTGTCTACTACGTGGGTCTCGTCAATAATTACGCTTCCGTTTAAACCCTCCTGGCCTTTGATATTATCGCCCCGCAGGATGCTGTAGCTGCTCCTGGTGGGCAGGTGCGCAATAACACCATTCGTGTTGTTTATCTTGCACTCACTCGATAGCGCCGGCGACATATCCACCATTGCCCTGGCGTGGGCGTGAACTATGCCAGCCTGTTTGCCATCCTTGGCAGCGCTGAATACTTTCTGCCCGCGTTCCCCGTCTGCTGTCAGAAGATACAAACCTACCATCGCGGCAACCGGTGACTTCCCACTCTTTTTCGGCAGCCAAATTCCGCAGCGGGTGAACCGTCGAACTTCCCTGTTCCAGTCCTTGGAAAAATGGACCCAGCCAAACAGCTGCATAAATAATTCTTGCTGCCAGTCCATCAATTCCACCCGCTGGCCGGCGTATTCCCCTTCATATAGCCGCAGGTGGTCCTGGATAAAATCGATAACGTGCTGACCACGCTGCTCATCCAGCCGGCAGCCCCGGTCAACAGCCCGCTGGTCTGCCTCATTGCGGACCCACTTGCTAGTCTTTTTTGCCATTGTCCCTGTCCCTGGACTGGATCCCCTTAACCTTATGCGGTTCTGCTGCAACCAGCTTAGTCCTACCCACTGGCCCAAAGTACAAAACCTTGGAAAGCGCCACGTAATTGCGGCTGGCCCGTTCCATTTCTACTGTATCACCTGCCTCTACCGCTTTGCTCCAGGAGATCCACCAGCACAGCGCCTGGTGCAATAGCCCTGTATCTGCTTCCGTGTAGATGCCCGCCGGCAGGGAAGTGACAGACCATTTCCACCAGTCCTTTCCCGCCTTACATAGACCGCGTGGCCGCTTGGGTTTCCCGCCGGCAATGCAGACCAGGTCGTCTACCCTGTGGCCGTGTTTGTCGCGTCTGTAGTTTCCCAGCAGCTTTATTTCAGCTATTGGTTTTGCTGTGGGTCCGCTGCCGATTGTGCCTGG